CCAGCAACTGATACACCTGATAGAGAAGTTGATAACGTAATACCAGAATCTTCTACACTTGATGTAATATTGACTGACGTTACTGTTTCGACAACACCTGCAGTAGTATCTAAAATAAGATTATTACTCATAGCACTGAAGTTAGTGTTACGAATAACGTCAGATAGCTTTGTTTTTTCAAGTTCCATAGGTTAGCTTATGACTCCACTTAATAATTTTCCATCAGCTTTATAGCTATGCTCAAACGGCCCGTCGAAAACGCTGTCTAATGAATCAGCGTAAACCGCAGTGGGTGAAGTAAAGCCTAGGAGATTAACAACCTTAACGAGGCCGTCATACATTTTGTGTGTACCAACTTTATAAGGATTCCACGAAACGAATCTAGAATTATCGCGTTTAATAATCTCAAAGATTGGTACTGTTCCACTCACTGGAGCTGAATAAAGATAGAAGTCAGGTGTAGAACTTTTATCGATAACAAAACTACCATTGTCATTAATGATTTGATATCCTATTAAATCAACAGAATCTTCAGTGATATTCATATCTTCAAAGAGTGTATTATCAACTAAGTTTTTACTCTTAATTTTGTTTTCTACATCAGCTCGCGTTTCGCCGAATACAAAATATTGTCTAGTCCATATACCTTCTCCTTGATTTAAATAATGTCGTACATTAAGCGTGAATACGGTATAATTTCTCCAGTCTGTTTCGCCAGATTCTGGAGTAAGCTTTGTATAACCCTGCCTAATGCGATTTTTCTGCCATGTATTTTCGAGTTGCTCATCTTTACCAAATACAACCCCCATTGATTGACCATAATCTCCTGAATTCTCGCTACAAAATGTAGTCCATCCTCCAGTTTGATCTGTATCAAACACTGTTCTCGTAGCAAAATCAGGAACGCCAAAGTTGCCTGTCATTTGAGTATATGTAGTTTGATCTATATTCGCGGTGTAGTTATATTCTAAAGCAGTTCTTCTTACTCCTCCCCAAGGCATATTATGGTAATTATAGACTTCTGTACTACCAAAGTTATACATCCCTAATGTTACTTCAATCACACCATCACCTAGATCCTTGTACTTTGTAAGATTTATAATATGCGAAGGATTATCTTCAGTGTATAACTTACCTGCAGGTTGCATCCAATTCATTGAGTAAAAACTCTTATTGGGTTCATCGATCTCTGTCGCTAATCTTGGAGTATAGAATGGTTCAGTTAGAATCGGATCTTTGATATAGATACCTGCGCTATGATTAAACTTCGAACCTCCATCTTTATTATATACTGATACCGTTTGCCATACTTCATCAACCCACGGTGCCCATTGTCCACCATCACTAGATCTATATTGTGGAGGTACAGTTTCACCTAGAGAATCTGTCTTTAACGAATATATCTGACCACCTTTACCAACTCTTAATACCCAGTCACTTGATGAATCACTCGTGATAAGTGTGTCCATTACAAGTTCTTCACTATAATTAATAGACCATTCGGAGTTAGATGGACTATACGACCGAGATATACTAGTTTGCGGTGAGGTATAGTTTCCTTCAACAGTACTAATAGGAAATGCAGATTTGATACTATCTACTTCTTTCTTAACAGCAGTGCTTTCATAACTAAAATTGGAATTCATGTATTCTAATAGTGTTACACCAAACTGTTCACCTGTTCTGTTTACTGCATCAATGCAGAATATAAAAGTGTCTGTTCGAACATACTTATCAAGATCAGAATCATAGACATAGTTACCTGTAGAGTGGTTACCAATAATTGGTTCTATAGATGTTACTGGTGGTACACCTCCTGAAGTCTCCTCAGTCGCTGAGATTTTCCACTCTATCGTAATTTCGTACGTGCGGGCATCTCGTGGATCAAGACTAAAATTGAACATGTCTTTGGCACGTTCATCACTTGGTGGCCAACCAGTAATAGTAACTGTATCAGATTCGGTTTCGAAGTCTCTAAACTCCATCGACACGTTTGGAAAAGATTCAATCGTAAAGCTACCTGAATACGAATACGTGAAATCTCCATTATCTGAAAGTGTTGTTCCAGTATCGATATCCTCGTTTGTCACGATTCTCGAAGCTTCGATCGTTTCGACTATAAGTGGATCAACGTTCTCTGTACGCCATTCGAGGAGATGAGCGAATGTATCATCGTCATAGCCCGTTCGGCACTCTCCAAGATCTAAAATCGGTATTGGCATATATTTGTATTTATATGGTTTACATGCCTAAGCCGTTGTGGTATAATAATATATGAATCCAACCAAACAGAGACAGTTCTCTAAAGCGTTGGTATTCAACAGTTGAATCTAGTTTATCAACTTATTCATCAATTTTGTGATTTTCTTGGATAGATTTCAAAAAAAGTCCTAAGTAGTTGACCAGCATTGATATAAAACTGGTGTACAATGGGCTCATATATGGTATAATTAATACTGTAACCAACCAATAACAGTTAAAATTATGAAAAATACACTTACTCCTCCCGCCACCAAGCTCGTCCTCAACACTCAATATATGGAGAATTACTCCTCTCACGATTGGGACGGCACCGGTAAGTGTCCTCAGCACTGGAAGCCAAAAGGTGGCTCCACATACGTCGTGACTGATGAGTCACTTCTCTCCTCGCCTGAGTCTCTCGAAGAGATCCGCGGCATGATTGAACACTCTGATGAATACTCTTCGGTGGTTGTTCGAGGAGAGTGCACTGTGAGCGCAGACGCCACAGTCTGTGAGGATTGGGAGACTCTTAACGAGATCTATCGTGCTGAAGATGGCACATATCGTGTGAAGAGCGTGACTGACAATCGCGACCACGGTTCAATGCGCCACCAAATCGCGTTCAAAACCGCTGACAGACCACTTAGTGGCGACGGCGATTTCTCTGTTGAGTATGAACTCACAAATGGTCGAGTTGCTCACAGCGACGAACAGCTCAGAGTAGAGCTCACCAACATGGGGGTAAAATTTTAATATGAAACTATACACTGCACTCTTCATAGTTCTTAGCAGTACTGCATTCTCTTATTCAGATCGTGATGTAGTTGCATCTACTCTGATCCTCGAAGCAGGAGGAGAATACGCTGAAGGTGCAATGGAGTCGGTACACGAAGTGGTCTATAACAGATCAATGAAACGAAACAAATCAATGTCGGCTGTTTGCCTTCAAGCATGGCAATTCTCATGTTGGAATGAAAACGATGTTGATACGAATATAGCGAAAGCAAAGAAGCATCCGCGGTGGCACGAGGCAATGAAGATTGTCGACACCGCCGAGATGACCAATTACACAAAAGGCGCTGATCACTATTATGCAGAATATATCGACGAACCATATTGGGCAGCGTCTATGTCTCAAACCACTAAGGTCGGAAGACATATTTTCTTTAAGTAGTTTCTTTAATCATTTACAAATCAACACAAATATAGTATAATATACATTATGACAGAAAAACAAAGACTCGCGTTTATCAAGAAAACCGCAAAGAAGCTCAAGCGTCAAAAGCTTGGACTTCCAGCTCGAGGCCGAATTCCAAAGAAAGTAGTATCAAAGGATTCACTCGATTATGTTAACTTTGAACCAAAAGCTCCAAGCAAAGAAGATATTGATGAAGAGTTTGAAATCCTCACTAAATATACCGCAGACGCATTTGTGGACAATAACGAATACTAATATACATTATGGCTAAAGTACTTGACAAATATAATCGAGTCATCGCGTGTGACTCTAAATATACTGGAGAAGAACCACGATGGGACGGATGTGAAAATTGGGATCCTGTAAAATTCATGGAGAATCGAAATCGCATGTTCGGTTTCTATAACTATTATCTCAGTGCGAAAGATCTTAAAGTCTTTGCTCTAGAGTGGATGAAGAATAACGGATATAAGAAGGACGAAATCAAGTATATCAAAAGCTTACGAGATACACAACCTTCAGTCACTACATCAAAATTGTGCAGAGCTCTGAATAATGGTATGTTGCCTACATGTGATGGATACATGGAGTATTATAAAGATAAGGAAGGATATAATATCACAGAGGCGCATAACGACCTTACACATATCAAGACTGAGCTTACGTCTCTACTCGCGAACTATGTAAAAATCGTCGACACTCCTGCTGATCCAAGCAAACACACTAACAATATTAGTCCTATCGAGAGATTGAAGAATAAAGTAAACAGTACTGTATGTGCTGAACTTGATTGGATGCTCGACGATTGGATTAATTCTGAGCCGAAGGTGAAGGGAATTAACGTATATTCTCTCCTTAAGCAGCACACTATTCCAGCTGCTGGTTTGAAGTATGTAGAAGAATGGTTAGGTAGATATAAGACAGAATTGACTGAAGCTCTTGAGAGTGACCCTGACAGCGCCGAGGGTTATTCATATCTAACCAAACCAGGAATTCGTTCTCGTATTAAGGAGCTTACTAAAATGGAGGAGCAAGTCGCTAAGTTTAGAGCCACTAATACTAATGCTCGAAAGCCACGAAAGAAGAAAGTTCAGAGTGCTGATCGCCAAGTCAAGTCTCTCAAGTATTTGGCTGAATCTGATGAATATGCTGTCACCTCTGTGTCACCAGCAAATATCCCTGGAGCAAGGAAGCTATATGTCTTCAATATTAAATATCGTCGAATGACTGTATATGAATGTTCATCCACTGAAGGATTTAGTGTGAAAGGAACCTCGATTAAAGGATTCGATGAGAAGCTAAGTTACTCTATGTCACTTCGTAAACCGTCTGATGTTATTAGCGCGATCGTCACAAAGACCGATAAGCAACGAGATAAGATCATCGATGCTCTCACAACAAAACGTAAAGAAGCAAACGGTCGAATGAACGATCAAACCCTCATCCTTAAAGTAATATAATGGCTAAGAAAATACCAGTAAAAATGTCTATCACAAAAGAACAGTTGGTAATACAGACTGAGATCTTGGTCCACAAGGATAAGATGTCGTACGCTGAAGCTATTTGTCACTTATGTGAAGAAAAACAAATCGATCCTGAGGATATGGCCAAGCTCGTAAAGGGCGCACTGAAGAGTAAACTCGAAGCAGAAGCAATGGATCGCAACATCATCAAGAGGACTACTTCATACTTATTTTAATGACTGGCTTTCAGGCATATTCCTTATACAACTCAATTCGATTGCACTTTACGCAACAAGGTTATAACGCATTCGCATATAACTTTAAGTCTAATGTAAAGATGCAGAGTTTTGAGAGGAGAAAAGATCGATACTTCTTTGAACGTATCGCGAAGAAGTTTGTAAAAGAAGATGATTTGAAAATGTACTTTGCCGATAACATTATGGCTGAGAACATGTGGATCGGTGAAATGGAAATGGAATCTCATACCACTCGAGATACCTATCGCCAATCAATGTTCTATAACTTCCAAAGAGAGACAAAACTAATTCGCGAAAATGCGTATAAATACAACCTTACCTTTGATGGAGTCTGTAAAGCAAACTCCGACAAAACCGATAACCTCTTACTTAATCTCTTTATGAGCCAACAGATTTCCCCAGAAACTGTAGCGATTATAGATCATTTTGTGAAGTTTATCAAAAGCCTGAAGAGTACACTCAACGATCCATTAGGTATTGTTAAAGGTACTCTTCTTACACTCGAAAAATACCAACAGTTCATTATTCCACTCATTGCCTCAGATGAAAACAAATACCGTGATCAATTGATTATGTTATTTACAAATGAGCCAAATCAGTATAATATAGAGTTTGTTGGTAGCAATAATACAACGCAATACTAAAAACAATACAACGCAATACTAAAAATAATATGTCATTCGAACAACTAAAACAAAATCGCGCAGCAGCGATCGATAAACTAATTAACGCAGCAGCGAAAGATACCGAAAAGAAATCATACGGTGACGATCGCTTCTGGACACCAACAGTTGACAAAGCTGGAAATGGTTATGCGATTATTCGCTTCCTTCCAGCAGGCAAAGGTGAAGATCTTCCATGGGTCAAATATTGGGATCATGGTTTCAAGGGTCCAACTGGTCGTTGGTATATCGAAAACTCTCTCACCTCTATTGGTCAAAATGATCCAGTGAGTGAGATGAATACACAGCTATGGAATACTGGTCGTGAAGAAGATAAGGAGCTTGCACGTATGCGTAAGCGTCGTCTGCATCATGTCTCTAATATCCTTGTTGTCTCTGACTCTGCTAATCCTGAAAATGAAGGTAAGGTATTCCTTTATAAGTACGGTAAGAAGATCATGGATAAGGTAATGGATGTTATGCAGCCACAGTTCCAAGATGAGAAGCCAGTTAATCCATTCGATTTCTGGGGTGGAGCAAACTTCAAACTGAAGATTCGCAACTTCGAAGGCTATCGTAACTATGATAAGTCAGAGTTCGAAGCACCGACTGAGTTATTTGGTGGTGAAGAAGCAAAGTTAGAAGCGATTTATGAAAAACTTCATGGACTGAATGAGTTCATTAACCAAGAAAGTTATAAATCGTATGCTGACTTAAAGAAGAAGCTATATGAAGTTCTCGGTGAAGAACACATAGCTAATACAGTAGTTTCGACTGACACGCAAGTCGAGCTTAACGAAACTCGTGAGGTCAAGGTTGATGCACCAGCACCCGCTCAGAGTGATGTAAGCCTAGACACAGAAGATGATGGTGATACACTTTCGTATTTTGCGAAGTTGGCCCAACAAGGCTAAACATCTCTGATCTAGAATAAGTAAGGGAAGCGGAGAAATCTGCTTCCCTTTTTATTGTGCTATTGCTAAACTGTTTGTACGATCGAAGTGTTGGCCAATGTTACTAACTTTAGTGATGCTATTGTTTACCTTCGATGATGAATCTGTTACAACTGAAGTGATTTTAGCTGCAGCAGATTGAGCTTTAGCACCTAGAGTATCATCTTGCATTGCTTCCATTTGAGCACCTGTAGTATTAGCTCGTTTTTCTATAGCTGCTTGTTTTAGTAATTCACCTCTTGTAGCAATCTGCTTATCTAACATTGCCTTTTCTGCTCTAAGCTCTTCAATTCTATCTAAAGAGTTGCTAACTCCGTTAGCTTCGATTCCAAAATATTCATTTTCTCCGGCATTCGATCGATCTATTCTGGCTTGTTCTTCTGCTATTTTAGTCCTGACGGCGCGTTGTTCATCTTTTAATGCAAAAAATCTGCTATCTGCTTTTCCTCCAGCCTCAGCTCCTTCTGTTCCGTACATCCGATCATTAAATCCATCTTGAAAAGCACCAGCGGTGAATGGATTCATAGCTTTATTCTTCAGTCCAGCAACTAAGGCTGGAATTAGATCTGTGAAAAGCATATCAAGCATATCTAAAAGAGTAGACATCCCTTCTTTTACCATATCTTTAATACTAAAGCTATCTAACCATTCTGATAGACCGTCAAATCCTAGTTTCGAAGCGACCCATGACAATCCCCACTTAACCAGATCAAGTATACCACCGATAAATCCACCTGCGATACTTCCAATACCTGATAATACTGAATCAAGGATTTTCATAAACATATTATCGAACTCAGATGTCTTGAATTCTTTTACAAATCCTGTTACAAAGTCCCATAGCATAGATAGTGGTATAAGCAATTTGCCGAATATAAATCCTAGTTTTTTGAACATAGGTTTAAACTGATTCAGCATACCCATTAGCGACTTTATTGGTTTGAATAATACTGCAGTAGTAGATTTGAACCCTTTACTCACTGCACCGAATTTTTCCTTAAAGTTTTTAATTATGCTTGCAGCGAAACCTATTTTAGATCCTGGACCGAAGAGTGTTGTTTTGAGCAGTTTCAGTTTAGCTCCGATTGTTTTACCAAATCGTAAAAGAGTGTCCTTCATTGTGTTAAAGGCTCCAATAACTAGAGCTCGACCTGACTTTAGCTTATCTGTTAATGGCTTGAAAAATTTAGCGAGTCTCTCTGTAAATGGCTTGAAAATCTTGGCTATTCTATCTTTCAGAGGTTTAAAAATTTCAGATAGTTTTGCTCTTAGGCCTTCAATTACACCTGCAGTAAACGCGAATAACAAACCACCAATAAAACCTATAGCCTTCGAAATGAATCCTTTGTATTTCTTTTCTTTAAATTCATCTCTCTTTATTTCTTTTTTTGGTTTCAGTAGCGCAAATAATTCTCTCCTGTTCTCTTCTTCCTGGAGCTTATTACCCATCATAAAATTGACAAGCTTTCTAATATCCAACGCTATGAATTCTAGAGAACCTATAACCATTCCAGTATTTTTTGCAGTAGCTATTCCAGCATCTGCTTGCGCTACTTGTTCAATTCTATCTTTTTCGTATAGGTTAGTGGCATGAACAAAGGCCTTCTTCGCAGTGATTCTATCCCATTGAGATCCGATTCTATCAAATATAAACGCTCTCCGCCTAATCTTCTTTTCGCGTTTGATTTGCCGTTGCTCAATTTCTCCCTGCTGTGCTTGTGAAGCAGCGAGCTCTAGAATAACACCGCCAAGAACTTCATTCTGCGCGGATTGTTTCGCGAGCTGCTGTTTACTTGCGTTTAACTGCTCTTGTTGGATGTCTTCTGGATTAGCCATTTTGCTTTTTTATTCGTTCGTTTTCTTTTTTAATATGTTCGTGAAGAAGAGATACGTAGATTTGCCTTTCCCATGGAAGCATATTATCTAATTCCGTTAAACTATATTGATGATGTTGCATCATTGAGAAATTGGTTTGATAATGGTTAGCTAGAGACTCATGAGAAAGGCATATTAGAAAAAAGAGGAAAGACCCGAAATAGTAACTTCGTTAGCGTGACCGCACTTTTTACATTTAAACTTTAGCACTTCTTTTAATTCTGGTTGATTCTCAATGTAGTGTTGAATCTTGTGTAACTGATCGTGTGTAAGAGAGTCAATAAATTGTCCCATCTCTTTCTCTGATGTATCATCTGCGATATAGACTCCGTTTGAGTCATAGATAGATTCGATACACCCCGCGATCGATCGAGTAAGAGCGTCTTCAGTAGCGTCGAGCTTTGAAAGTTCTTCTGATTTGCCAATAGAGATAGGACGAAGAATAATCCCAACAGTGTCGGTTAGTTCGATCTTATTGTTTAGTTCTTCTTCAGGAAATTTTACTGTGATATCTGAAAGATTAATTTCGACAGGATTTTCTGCTTCACACTCTTGGCATTTAGATATAATATCTGATGTTTCGCCGACAGACTTCGCTCGCAGCTGAAGGAACAGATACTCTAGATCATATGTTGTCAATGCACTTGGCTCAACTACACCAAATGTACATGCTTCAATAATTTGTTTAAGAGATCCAATGATCTGTGAAGGATCGTCAGACTCTTGTGCCAACATTAAGATCTTCTCTTCCTTTACAAGGAAAGGTCTAAACTCAATTGTTTCATTTGTAGATGGTACTACTGTTGTGTACTTTGCTGCTTCTAATATTGGTAATGGCATAATATGCTATAATAATCTGGTTATTCCTCCTATCGCGTTTTTAATTCCAGAAAGTGCGGAGGACAATCCACCTTCTGGTTCAAAATCTTCATATGTCATCGTAACTGATAACTTCTGTATACTGTTTTCACCAGTATTACTTAACTCGATTGATGATACACTTATTGGATAAGCGTTCTTCAATTTAATTCCATAAACAGGGACATTCTTTTCATTCAATTGCTGAATAGTAATATCTCTTTGGTACTCTGCATTGTAATTTAATTTATAAGACCCTGGATCAATTATTAATTCAGACCACTTATCAAACATCTTCTTCATGTAATAGTCATTAGTCAACAGGAATGTAAATGTTATATCTTCGTTGATATAATTATTTGGAACTTTTACTGTGTTCCGAAAGTGTGAGTGCTCCATTGTCTGGATTTGTCTACCTGGTATAGAGCAGCTTTCGCACAATAATCCGATATCTCGCGGGTCATTAATAAGAGACTTCGCATTGAATGTACCAGAGATGAGACTAACACCGATATCTTGTAGGTTGATATTTAGCAACGATGAATCAGGCGGAGACATAAAGATCGCGAAGCGATTTGTCTTTGCAATACCTCCACGTTTGCCTATCGTTGCTTTTAGATCGTCAATAGATCCTGGAGAAAGTGTATCTGCGATATCTGTAAATAATGACATTAGATTATAGATTTAGAATTCTTCCAGACACCTGCTTTGTCGCTCTTAACAAATTGTTCAGTTGGTAAAAAGATAGCAACTTCCCATTCACTTGCTGGAACTTCGGTGATCTGTGATTTAATATTAGATGTTAGATAATGTTTAAAGCATGGTGCGAAGGCTTTGAGCTTAGACATTCCTTTTAGAAGATCGTATGACAACCGCAACTTAGTGGTCTTATCGTATTTCTTATTATTAGTATAGCTAAGGAGCTTATCGAAGAATGCTGCTCGTGTAATAGGATCTAAGTAATGTAGATTTAACCCGTAAAAACCACCTGGTGCTTTATCGACCATAATGATAAGAGGAAATCTATCGTAGAACGGCAAAGTCTTTTTAGTCTTTGGATCATAGAAGTACATAAACATTCTTCCAACGAGAGGAGCATTTACTTTCTTTAGCGCTTCATCTTTGAGAACCTTTGTTCTACTAAGGCCTGTTATGTATCTTAGTCGGCCGCGGAACCACTTTAGCGACTTCTTAGTATTATTTTTAATACCAGCTGCTGAAGCTTCTTTCTTAACTTTATTGATGAATGATACGGCCATACATCTATTTATACTATTTGTCTAAGCTTAGAGAGTGAAATCTTCAGCTGTCACCCCTTCTTTAGTTTCTTTGCGCCAAGGATTTTAATTCCCATGTCGCGTAGCGTCTCCTCTGTCCAAATTGCAAACTCCCATCCTCTGTCAGCGCAGTATGATTCAGCAGTTTCCCACTTTGAGGTATTCTTA